GTCTTGACCTTTATGTCGATCCAAACTGTGTAGCTACAACAATTGATGAATCAGCGTTTATCGTTGTGCCTTCATCCGTCGCAATCTATGAATCACCAGTATTGCGTCTCAGCACCAATGTCCCAACATCCGGTGAAATCGAAACATCACTTTATGGCTATTTGGCTTGTGGCGTTTTGGTTGCAGGTGGCGTTCGTCGCTTCAACCTAACCTGATAATTAAGGAATAACGTTACCCCGACCACTCAGCCCTAGTGGTCGGGGCTAACATCGAAAGGAAACGACATGGCAGCCACTTATGTAACCGAAGCCGAACTCCGTTCTGCTCTCGGCATTGGCAACCTTTATTCGTCTGCCGTCGTTGAGGAAGTCTGCCAAGCAGCGGAAAACATCGTCAAAGCTAAACTTTGGTTCAATAGTTATGCGCTCGTTGCACACGAGTCAACCGCAAGCGTAGCGACAATTTACACCGCAATTCCACATGATTTTATTGTTGGTCAAACAATCACAGTAGAGAACGCCGGAGCAAAATACAACGGATCTAAAACTGTTACCACAGTACCTACCATTTATTCAGTTACTTATGCTGTCAATAATGCAACAGTTGAGCCATACAACGCACTTGTTCCTTTTGGCAAGGTTTATGGCATTACACACATTGACTATGAGACACTTCCAGAAGTTAATCAAGCTACTTTGATGATTGCGGTTGATATATGGCAGGCTCGTCAAACGTCAAACGCTGGCGGCATTTCACCTGATTTTCAACCTTCACCATATCGCATGGGTAATACTCTCATGGCTCGCGTTAGAGGCTTGCTTGCGGATCACCTAGCACCGGGCGGTCAAGTAGGGTGAGCGCAATAACGACCCTGCGGGGAACAATCGCGACTGCGCTAGCTGATAATGCGAGCTGGCAGGTGTTTTCCTTCCCACCTGCTAGCCCGCTTGCTAACTCAATTGTCGTGCAACCCGGCGATCCTTACATTGAGCCGTCAAACGACCATTACAAAACAGTAAAGCCAAAAGTTAATTTTAAACTTGTTGTGCTTGCACCAATGTTTGATAATCAAGGCAACTTGACAAACATTGAGGACTTTTACCTTAACATTGTGAATAAGCTTGAAGCGTCGTCTATTGCATATACAATAGGCACATTCAGCGCACCCGCAGTCTTGACCGGCACAGTAGGCGATCTATTGTCCGGTGAAGTATCAATCAGCGTTCTATCCGATTGGAGCTAATAAATGGCTGATAATGACAAAGAGCGCGAGGCTTTCTTGGCTAAAATTGGTCAAGTAGCTCCAAGCGCACCGAAACCCGCACCAACCGCTAAGAAAGATGAGGAATAACCTAAATGGCTATTTTCTTAAACAATAAGGTCGGTCTAAAGATCAATTCCATCGATCTTAGCGACCACGTTACTTCATTGACGCTCAATCAAGCGTTTGATGAACTAGAAGTTACCGCTATGGGAGATACTTCGCACAAGTTCGTCAAAGGTCTTGAATCGGGCACGTTGACTGTTTCATTCCTTAATGATGAAGCTGCATCAAGTGTTCTCGCCACACTCAACTCCGCGTATGGCACAACCGTTGCGGCAAAAACCATCAATGATAAGGCGACTGCAATCAGCGCGACAAACGCTTTGTATTCCTTTGACATTTTGGTCAACAATCTAACACCGCAAAACGGCGCAACAGGCGATATGTCAACTATGGACATTACGTTCACAATTAATTCCGCAGTTACTCGCACCACTACTGGTACTTGGTAAAATAGGAGAAATGGGCAATGGCAAGACTAAAAGTAACTAGGGCAGATGGCACGGAGACAATCCATGAGATTACTCCAGTCATTGAATACGCTTTTGAGCAATATGCTAAGAAAGGTTTTTTCAAAGCCTTTCAAGAGGATCAAAAGCAGAGTGACATTTATTGGCTTGCTTGGGAGTGTCTGCGTAGAGCAGATGCTTCGGATGTGAAGCCTTTTGGGGACAAGTTTCTTGAAACTTTGAAAGCTGTCGAAGTTTTGGGAGATGAGTTCCCAAATGGCTAACGCGCGACTCTTGGACTTACCGCATCGCTGAACTTTCGGTAAATCTAGGAATCGCGCCAAGTGAATTCATTAACATGGATCGCGACTTACTTAAAGCGATTTATGAGGTATTAAGGAAGCAGGCGGAAGAAGCTAAAAATGCCAGTCGTCATAGAGGGAGTCGTAGGGCTTAGAAAAGCGCTTACGAAACTTGCGCCTGACATTAAAAAAGAACTTGATAAAGAAGTTCGTGCCGCATTAAAGCCAATTATTAACGATGCACGTTCTCACGTACCGGGAAGTGCTCCGGGTGGCTTAATCAATTGGAATAATCCCGGATATGAGCGCAAGTCGCGAACAAGTCGTAAATCCGGGTTTCCAAGTTACGACGGACAGGCAATACGCAAAGGTTTAACTTATTCAATAAGCCCAAGCCGTTTAAATAAATCTGGCTTTGTTTCATTATTCACATTGCTTAATAGATCGGCAAGTGGAGCAATATTGGAAACCGCTGGTCGCAGAAATCCTACTGGCAATCCTAAAAGCCTTTCAAATAACCCTGAAGCTGGCAAACGTTTTATCGCTGGCGCTAATGGTGTTGGTGCATTGACTGATTATGCAGGACGTGGCAGAGAATCAACAGGTCGGTTATTGTATGCCGCTTACGCACGCAACAATGGGAAAGCATTGAACGCTGTGCTCATTGCCATTAACAATGCACAAGATAAATTGCTTGACCGCCTGGCTAAGAGAGTTAAGGAAGTGGCATAATGGCTTTGACTGAAACAGACATTAAAATTGTCATAGCGGCTGAACTTAAAAAAGCGGGATTTGATAAAGCAAAAAAGGCAACAGATAGCCTAGATAAAACATTTAAAAAGTTAGGCAAGACAATCGGCATTTCTTTAAGTGCCACAGCCATTGCCAATTTTGCTAAGGAATCAATCAAGGCATTCCAAGATGATGAAAAAGCTGCTCGTCGTCTAACTCAAACTTTAAGCAATATGGGTCTTGCTTTTGAAGATCCACGCATGAAAGCGTTTATTGGAAATCTTGAATCCACTAGCGGCGTATTAGATGATCAACTGCGTCCAGCGATGCAGTCATTATTAACTACTACAGGATCAGTAACACGTTCACAAGAGTTGTTAACCCTAGCGCTTGACATTTCCGCTGGTTCAGGCGAGGACGTCGTTACAGTAGCTCAGGACTTGGCAAAGGCTTATGTAGGCACGACGAAAGGCTTACAGAAATACAATCTAGGACTTAGCAAAACCGAATTATCTTCAAAGTCATTTGTTGAAATTCAAGATTTACTAAATAAACAATTTAGTGGTCAGAATGCTGCTCGTTTAGACACATTCTCAGGCAAGGTTGCCTTGCTCAACGTGGCTTTTGCTAATTCAAAAGAAATCATCGGCAAAGGCTTAGTTGACGCTTTTAGCGAATTAGGTGGCAATAACGGAATCGGTGGTACGACAAAAGCCATTGAAGATTTCTCAAATAAAATTGCAGATGCCATTGTTGGCGTCGGATTGTTAATTAGTAGCATTAATTCAATTCCGGGCTTGGGTACGGCTGGACGTTTTATTTTCAGTACTCAGTCAATTCCCGTTGTGGGTGCGTGGATTGATATTTTGGCAAATCTTGGTCAAGCTTCAAAGAACGCATCAAAGCCATTTTCAACACCGATGACCATATCCGGTCAATCGGATTTATATTCCAAGCAAGATGCCGCGCGAAAGAAAGCCGAAGAAGCGGCTGCAAAGCGAGCCAAAGAATTAGCAGCATTACAAAAGAAAGCCGAATTGGATCGCATTAAGCGTGAAAAGCAGGCTCAACAATTAAAACGTGCTGGTTCTGTCTTTGATTTAGAAAACATCCAGATTGTTGCCGCACTTCAGGGCAAAGTTACTGAAGCCCAACGTTTGCGCCTTGTGGCTTTATTGGCAATCAACACCGATAATGCCGATGCTGCTGATAAGCTCACTAAAGCCATATTGGCATTGCAAGCGCCAGCAATCAATGCACTAGGCGTCACGATTTCAACAAGCGATAACGCTAAAACGATTATTGATCGTTTAGTAGATGCTCAAACAAAACTAGTTTTACTAAATGGTGGCATTGCCAATATTCCAGCTGCAAAGAATCCTTTTGAGGGATGGACTAGCGTTATGGCTAAGATTATCGGCGACTTAGACACTATCGCAGGAAAGATTAATAACCTTCCTGTCGCAATGGCTAGCGTTGGCGGTACTGGTGGCAATACGGGTGTCGGTGGCAGCGCTGCGACTGTTATCGGTGGAAGTCAGACACCGACAGGCTCAGTTAGCCCTATTGGAATGGCTGCCTTAGCCGCTGCGACCAACGCACCCGTTAATCCCGCTATTTCCAATCTCGGTAAGCGTACGGGCGATTTCAAGGGGACAACCGATGCCGTGCCTAATGTAACTGTAATCGTTCAAGGTTCGGTCATATCCGAACAAGACCTTGCATCCACGATCACAGATATTCAGTATCAGTATCAGCGGGCTGGATTGGATACCCGCGTTAGCAGTATTGCTATCTGATGGCAGCACCACAAATACGCGTTTTCGTTGACTTTGACAGCGATACCGCCTTTGAAACTAACCCGCTTATTTTGGGATCAGCAACCAAAGGCATTTTAGGCACAAACAAATTAGGTTCGGGCACGTTACCCGTTGAGATTACTGACCTTGTTACTCAGGTCAATATTCGGCGCGGGCGTAACCGCATCACTTCCAAGTTCGAGTTTGGATCAGCCACGGTGACTTTGTATGACCAAAATGGTGACTGGAATCCCACTAACCCCGCTGGTGCGTATTACCCCAATCTTGTACCTTTACGTCAAATCATTGTTTATGCGACCTATGGCGGCACAGACTATGATCTGTTCTCAGGCTTTATCACAAACTATGACACGGGCTTTAGACAAGGCAATGAGGACGTCTCAACAGTCGTACTGCGCTGCATAGACAGTTTTAAGTTACTCGCAGGCTCAGGCATCGCCACAGTATCGGGCGCACCTGCTGGACAACTCTCAGGCGCTCGCGTGAATGCCATTTTAGACGCCGTAGCGTTCCCACAGAGCCTACGAAACGTGGATGCTGGTGATTCTACCCTTCAGGCAGATCCGGGCACGTCTAGGACGGCTTTAGAGGCTTTACAGACAGTAGAAAATAGCGAGTTCGGCGGTTTCTTTATTAACGCTTCAGGCGACGCTCGGTTTATTAGTAGAAGTAACCTGATAACAGCTCCAGCCACCGCTGCCTATACCTTTAGCGATACAGGTTCAGACATTTCATACACGAATGCTGTTGTGGCATATGACGACACAACCTTGCTCAATGACGTGACTGTCACACGCTCAGGCGGTACTGCTCAGAATGCTAAAGATCAGACATCTATTGACACTTACTTCCTACATTCAGGCACTCGCACAGGCATTCTAGTTCAATCCGACACCGAAGCCCTTAATCAAGCTAAAGGCATTTTGGCTACCCGTAAAGATCCAGAAATCCGTATTGACAGCATCCAGCTTAATCTGTATGACGACATAAACCCTAATAAGCCTAAAGCTGGCGTGGACATTGAATTGCTAGACGGCGTGCTTGTCACAAAGACAACTCCGGGCAATACCAGCGTGACTCAGGCTAGTTTAGTCAACGGCATTCACCATGACATCACTAAGTCGTCATGGAATACAATTCTTTTCACGGCTGAGCCTTTATTGGCTGGCTTCGTGTTAAATTCATCAATCAGCGGTATAATAGGGACGAACGTCCTGAGCTACTAAGGAGACATAATGGCAGGTGCAGGTTACAAGCTGTTTAACACGGGAGACGTGCTTACAGCAGCTCAGGTCAATACATATTTACAAGAGCAGGTTGTCATGGTCTTTGCAGACGCCACCGCTCGTACCACAGCCCTATCAGGCGTATTAGCCGAAGGCATGGTCAGTTATCTTAAATCAACAAAAGTTGTAGAAATCTACAACGGCACGGCATGGGCTTCTCTTGACGATCCGAATGCTATTCAAAACACAATCGTTGACGCTAAAGGCGATCTCATTACCGCAACAGGTAACGACGTACCAGCTCGTTTAGCAGTGGGAACTAATGATTATTTTCTGCAAGCGGCAAGCGGGGAAAGCACCGGATTAAAATGGGGCGGAGCATATACCGCTTGGACACCTTCTTTTGATAATTTTACATTAGGTAATGGAACAGTCACCGCACGTTACATTTTAATTGGAAAGCATTGTCACGCGTTTGCACGCGTAACTTTTGGTTCAACCAGTGCAATGAGCGGCGCAGGTTTGCAAATTACTTTTCCTGTTGCACCAGCATACCAACCAAACGATCCAGTCGGTATTGCGGCGTTAAACGACAATGGAACAGCAGTCTTGACGGCTTCTGTATGGGCAGTTAGTACAACAAAAATCAGAATACAGGCTATTAGAAGCGATGGCACTTATGTTGGTTATGGTGATATTTCTTCAACTGTTCCATTTACTTGGACAACTGGAGATCAATTTTTCGTAAATCTATGTTACGAGGTGGCTTAAAATGACTTTTCAATTTAACTCAATGTTTCCAAATGCGACCAATGAACAAAAATGGGATCAAATTCGTTTATGGCGCAATTCTGAATTGAAAAATACCGATTGGACACAATTGCCAGATTCTCCAGTAGATAAAAATATTTGGGCAGAATATCGTCAAAATCTTAGAGATTTACCTGCTCAGAATGTAAGCGCCGATGAGGTTGTTTTTCCAAAACGACCAGAATAATTATGGCGAAACTTTGCAAAGCTGGCGTTCAACTGCGAGAGCAGATTGACGATGCGTTCCCCGATAGAGATAGACGTTCCGATGGGACGGCTGCATCTGCTCAGCACAAGGCACACGCTCCTAAATCTGACCATAACCCTGATGCTGAGGGCATTGTATACGCCCTCGATTTGGACTGTGATTTCTCATCCGACAAATCCGCGCCTTTCGATTTTGCGGATCAGTTACGACTATCTGCCAGATCTGATAAACGGATCAAATACATAATTTTCAATAAAAAGATTGCATCTAAAAAGAGTTTATGGCGGTGGGTTACTTACAAGGGCATTAACCCGCACAATAAACACATACATATTTCTTTCACAAAGAAAGGCAAAGACGATGACTCCTTCTTCAAAGTCCCCATCATCGGTGGTTAAGCCCGCTATCTATGCTTTAGCAGCATTTCTAGCTGCATGGCAGATTGACGACTTTTCCTTTGAATCTCGCTCGATTCTCGGAGCGCTAACCGCTTGCGTATTGGGCTACGCATCACCTAAGAAGAAGTGAGTCCAGCAGAATGGGCGGGCTTTGTAGCCGCCATACTTTCCTGCTGTGCACTTATTGTCGGCGGGCTTCGTTACATTATTCGCCATGAAGTACCCGGCATTTTGGAAGCTTCAAACATCGTGTCGCGCATCGATAAACTTGAGCGCATGGTCTTAGAATTACTTACTAATGAGCGCAAGAAAATTAACAAAAAGCGAACTCGCCGCCAAGCGTAAGCGCAAAGAAGCTGCTGCGCGTCGTACCGGTGATCCGCTAAAACCCATAGATATATGGGCTGCACAAATTGTTGAGTGTTATGAAGCTCTCATTCGGGCAGGTTATGGAGAAGATCGAGCGCGCTGGTATGTCGAGGAGCAAATGCGCTTACCTGACTGGATCATCCCAAATCCAGATTTGACTCCATACGAGGATGAGGACGAGGACGATTAAGCGAATCGTTGTAATCTCCGATTTACAAGTTCCGTTCCACGATAAGAAAGCTGTTAAAAATGTCGCCCAATTCATCAGAAAATACAAACCTGATGACGTTCTATGCGTGGGCGATGAAATCGACTTTCAAACAATTAGCCGCTGGTCAACCGGTCGAGACGAGTGGTCTGGAAGCATTGGTCGAGATCGTGACACAACTGTCGAAGTATTGGCCGAATTGCAAGTTCAACATCTATCACGAAGCAACCACTCAGCCAGACTCTATAACTC